GTGGTGATCGAGGACAGTGGTCAGAGTTACAACAAAGTTACCGTCTCAAAAGACAATTCGATGAAGGCCTTATAACAGATAGTCTTCCCGGTGCTGATGTAATTAGTAGTGAAGTGAAGATAAGAGGCCACGGTAAAGCGGTCCAATATCGTTTTGAATCTGAAGCTGGCTATGATTTTGATTTGGTAGGCTGGCAAACTTTTGTGGATCAACAGACTAATGTCTAATAAGTATACATTTACGGAAGAGCCGTTTTCAAAAGAAATCTACGATGAAACGTATCCCCTTCTTGAGGAGCACTGGGAAGAAATAGCAACAGACAAGACAGTAAAACTCGACCCTGATTTCGATAATTACCAATTACTACAGGATACCGGGCATTTACATATGTTATTCTGTAGGAACGAATTAAATCAAATCATTGGCTATATGGTGACTTTCTTAACACCACATATACATTACAAAGATATACTCTATGCACAGAATGACTTGATTTACATACATCCGGATCATCGTAGGGGAAGTCTTGCAGCACGGATGTTGAAGATCTTTGAAGAACATATGAAAGCGAAAGGAGTAGATATTATTCACATGCATATTAAGGTAGCTTTTGAGTTTGGGGCTATGTTAACTAGGGTGGGGTATACACATGATGAGAATATCTACCGAAAGAAGATAGGAGACTAAAATGGCAACGGGGGGTTGGGCAGCAGTCGCTGTAGCCGTTATTGGGGCGGGTCTACAGTATCAGGGGCAGAAGAAAGCACAAAAAGCAGCAAAACAACGCGCTGCTGCTTCGGCTGCTGCACGTAGACGTGCGGAATCCTTACAGAAGCGCCGTGAAGATATTGTATCTTCTCGTCAACGGCGTAGAGCTTCCGCAGAATCACGAAGATTGAGAGGACAGGTCGTTAATCTTGCTGCTACTCGAGGTATAGGAGGTGCTGTAGGTGCTCAAGGGTCTACTGTCCCCGGTGCAATTAGTAATATCGCTGGACAATTAAACGCTAATAACGCTTTTATTAATCGAGTTACTGCTGTAAACGCTAATATACGAACTGCTTTTACCGATGCAGCTATCATTGGATCACAGCCGATTTCTGCTGGTACTGGTCTAATGGCTTTTGGTGGACTATTAAAGAGCCAAGCTACGAATCTAGGAGGATTATTTGGCAGTGGTTCTGTGTCTGGTGTTGGTGGTGGTAGTGGTGGGCGACAAGCAGAAGGACTAGATGATTTCTAATGGCTGAAACTGGTGTAAACCCTCTGGTGTTTGACAATACAGACTCACCTCTCTTCACACCAGAGGACGGGATAGGCTTGCCTAATTCGGAAGAAATAAAGGTTAACATACCGGGAGAACGTAGTCCCTATAGTCCTGAGATGCTGGATACTATGTCTTTGCTAACTAGTCTAGCACAGAGCGATACAGATGTAATCGATCCTGTAGAGGCCATTACGCAATTTCAAGAAAATGTTGATCAAGTTCGTGCACTCATTGAGTCAGGTCAAGAATCAGCATTACGTCTACAAATCAGTAATCAGGAACGTAACGTTGAATCTGATCGTATTCGTACTGCTCTTATTCTTGATGCATCACAAGGTAAAGAAGATCTATTAAAATTAGAAACCCTATACGATGAGTTTGAACGTATTCAAAAAGCAGAAGTAGATCCTAATAAGTTAGAATCTACCGCTTTAGACCGATTAGAAGATTATGCACTTAGCCATCCTGAGCAAGGAGATATGCTTGAACTGATGGCTAAAGATATTGAAGCGGGTGGGAGTCTCTTTGGTACTTTACGTGACCAACTAGAGCGTACTATTATTATGCGGCGGGATGTAGATAAAGCTGCCAAAGCCGTTAAAGAACAGAGTCTTGGTGCGGATATCTTAGATATTGTAGCCCGAATTATCCCCCTTAACAAACTAACTACAGTAGATAATATCGTTGAATCCTCTCTTCTTGACTTAACTGGCACTAAGATTTTGTTAGCTAATCAGAATCTACTTTCGATTAGTAGAGAGGAGTTTAATAAGAAATGGCCTCAAGTTGTAGAGGCTGTTCGCAATGAGTCAGGATACATATCTGAAAATAGACAATTAGTATTAGAGGTGTTTCATCAACTGGGTAACATTAATGAGAATAAAGCAAATGTAGAGAACTTATTTGATTTTATCGACTTTGCTACTTTGGCTCCCCTTCTAAAAACTGTTCCTGTTTTAACTAAGGCTTCTATAGCTAAGCTTTCTCATCATAGGGCACTCGCCCAGACTGTTACTGAAAATACTATTCAGGCGGAAAAGAATGCAGTTATTTCTGTTGTCTCTGGCTCCCCAGATGATATTAATGTCGGTGTCGTCACCTTATTAGGAAGGGCGACTGAGTCTGTTGCTGAATCTGCTATTGATGATGCTATGCCAACAGCTATGAAAGCTACTGAGCAACTAATTGATAATGGTGTAGGTTTATCGGGGGCTGTAAATGTTGGACTTTCAGCTACTGCAAAAGCTATAGATGTTGTACGCCGTGCATTAAATTTAACACCTAGATTAACAGCAGAAGAACTAGATGAAGCCTTCCAAGCTGCTAGGGTAGCTGCTATTGATTCTTATGGTGAATCTGCTGTAATTGACTTCAAAGTTATTCCAGTTGAAGTGAGTCCGGGGACATTCGTTGATAAATATACTATGATTATTGGACGTAAGGATGGTGTTGGTTATCATAGCCGTGGTATGGCTATGCGTGAAGCTAAACGTAAAGGACTATTAGTAACTTCTGATGATATCATTCAAGATGCTGATGGATTACATTATATAAACATAGAGTCTAATATTGACGAAGCTGGGTATGTGCATGTACTATTAGAAGATGGCCGTACCAGCGGGTTCTTTGCCAATACTTATATTAAATCTCCTACTTCCTTTTTACCTGATATTTTACAGAGTAGAGCAGCTACTTCTGTATTCGCTAAAGGGCGGTTACAGAAGATCCTTAGGCCAATGGTGAATAACTTAAAGGGTCTAAGTAGGAAGCAACGTCAATCAGTTGGTGCTGTCCTTAAAAAGGGAAACATAGAACAGAAATGGTATAATCTAACTGAATTCACAAGACATTATTCTGAACTACACCAAGGAAGGTTGCCTACTAATCGTGAGGTTTTGTCATACTATACTATAAAAGATATTAATGACTTTGATTTTATTCTTAGGAATCATGCTGAGTATATTAGTCGAGCTACACAAGGGTGGCAGACAGGGCGAGTCAGTGCTGCCAATGGAGTTACGGTACGTCTAGGTAATATGAAGGAAATAACTAGAGTTGATGATGCCAGCCGCGCTCTGATACTTGATGTAAGCGAAAATACAGTACTAGAGGGACGTAAAGTAGGTATTGATAACTTAGTAAAACGTATGAAAGACGAAGGATTACGTCTATACAGAGTAGAGGGTGATGATCTAGCGCATAACGGCTTAGACTTTAATCATGTTCTAGTTAAAAAGGGCGATGTTACTCTAAAGGATCTGGAGTATAGACAACTGGATTACGCTGCTGGTGGTCATCGTATCTATGACGGATTATATTTTGGTAAACAGGCTGTTACTGCTACAACGGCTAGTGGTTCTCAGATTATAAAGAATGCTCAGACTCATATTGTGGCTCCAACAAAAAAGATTGCTCAAGAGTGGGCAGAGCGTATGAATGCTGCTCGGGATGCATACAAGAAAGCCCTATCAGATCCTGAATATACCTTACAAGCTGATCGTATAATTAGAGAGAGTGGTATTGAAGATGGGTTAGAAGGGTGGGCTAAACTTATTGATGACGGAAAGATACAAGATGAACGCTTCTCTGTAACATTTGATCGTGAGCCTCTAGAAATTAAGAGAGCAGATAACAGCTACGATATCAGTACTGAGCGTGGCGGCAGACATGAGTATCTTCAGAATCAAGGACGCCTCTACTATAGTCCTAAAGGGCCAGTTTTGAAAGGACCACAAGAAGAAACAGCAGAATTGATTGATCCTTTTGCTGCGGCTACCCGTGCTGTTGAGAATTCTGCTGCTACTGCGGCCTATGTTAATTATCGTGTCAACGGTATTCAGAGATGGATGGCTACTTATGGTAATTTGCTTCCCTCAGGAGACGGCTTATCCCCGTTACAGAGATTCTGGTCTACGACTGATGTGCGCACATTAGGCAAAGGTGATGCAAATACTATGAATCGTGCTGAAAGTATCAGACGATCTATGCAGAGACAGTTAGGTGTTCAGACTGAATTTGGCCAAGCTGTAAAAAATGCCTTACGTAATCTTGCAGAGTTTTCTGAAGTCAGGGCTGCTGGTGGTATTGGTTCCAAAGTATCTAAGCGTGTCTTAAATCTGATGGATAAGGACCCCGTTGGGGCAATCAAAGGATTCTCTTTTGATTTGAAACTTGGACTATTTGACCCATCACAGTTACTCATTCAGACCCACACGATCTTTGCTTTAGCTTCTTTAAATCCCACCAAATTTCCCAAGTTTATGTTTGACGGGGCTTTGATGCGCTATGCTGCTGTCAATACTAGCGATGAAATGTTGAGTTGGGCTGCTAAACGCTCTTCAATGGAAGCTGGTGAATTTAAAGCAATGGTAAAATCTATGCGTGAATCAGGAATCACTGATATCAATGGTGAACTCGTACTCCTAGACCACACAGCCACTGCTTACTTAGGTCCCACTGGCTCTACTATTTCTAAAATACGAGATATGGGGCGTATACCCTTCTTTGAAGCTGAACGTCTTAATCGTATCTATGCATGGCGCAAGGCATGGGATGATATGCGATCAGGGATTAAGACTGGCTCCAATAAAGTCCCGGCAAAGAGTATCAAAGAGATGCTTACACCTGACGGAATAGCAGAATTAGCACGGCTTACTGATAAGTTTACTATGAACATGACGTCAGCTAGTGCAGCATTCTGGCAAAAGGGTCTTTTATCTATTCCTACTCAATTTCTCTCTTATCAAGCTAGACTCCTAGAGAATATCCTTCCTGTAATTGGAAATAGACAGTGGTCTAACAGCGAGAAAGCAAGACTATTTATAGGACAGGTACTGTTATATGGATCTGTTGGTGTTCCGGGTGGCCGCTACGTACTAGATAGTATTTTCAGACATACAGGAGTAGAATTCGATCCTGAAAGCTTAGCAGACCAAACAGCATATCGTGCTATGGTTGGTGGTTTCTGGGATTCAATGTTATACGCAGTAACTAACGGTGAACTTGATATTGCAGTTTCAAAACGTGCTGCTGTTGGTGAAGCAGTCCTAGATTTTTGGAATCGAATCAGTGGTGGTGGGTTTGAGACACAGAGTGTACTGGAGTTTGCTGGTGGATCTCCCTTTGGTACTATAGGTGATGTTAGTTCAGATGCGTGGGATGTTATAAAGGCTATGATTCGGGCTTCTCAATCGGAAACAGTGAGCCTAGTAGAAATTACACCGGGGTTACTCAATGATCTAGCAGTTAATGCCTCTTCATGGTCTAGAGCCACCCGTGCTTATTATGTATGGAAGTACGGAGAATGGATTAGCCAGGAAACAGGAAAGACACTTGCTAGAGCTACTTCCATCGAAGGACTCGCCGCTGCTTTTGGATTCCCATTGCGTGAACTAGGGGATATGTCGTTTGCTCGTACTATGATGCAAAATAGGGCTACGTTTATAAAAGATCAGTCTAAAACTATAGCAAAACTACAACTTGAAGCGGCACGTTTATGGAATAATGATGATAAAGAAGGGTGGGAATCAAAACTACGTCAAATCTCTATGATCGTACAAGTGTTGGACCCCAAGGATAAAGAAGAAATCATTAAGGCTGCACGTGGTACTTCAGACTGGCGAACAACAACAGAAATTATGAAAGATGATTTCATGAAGAAATTTAAACCACTCGGTTCACCGGAGTTACCAACCGATAATAGTAGGATAAGATAAGATGGCAACGTTTTCAACATTACTGACAGAGCCCACAGCACCTTCAGTAGGAAGAGCGGCAGGAGCGTCACAGGGACCTATAGTGCAGAGTTCTGGTGCTCAAATAATTTCCGGTCTTGGTGATATAGCTTCAACTGCATTCAAAGCATTTAAGAGTCAAAAACTAGCTGAAGCCAAGAAGCTAGAAGCCGATCAAACCAGATCAGGGCAGACAGCAGGAATTGATTTAATTGAACAACGCAACCAAGGTACTATTAATGAATCTACTTTCATAGCAAAGAAGAATCAAGCCCGTATCGCAGTATTTCGTTCTTATGGTGACGTTGGAATGGAAGCCTTCGATAAACTTTTCGAAACCAAACCGGAAATTGCTGTCCAAACTCGGGGTGATAACGCCTTTGAAGCTGGATTATCAACTACTATTCCCGGTGAGAGTAGAGAAGATGTTATGACGCGCGGCTATGATATTATAGCTAATACTTCTAGAACTGCACGTCTAACTGATCAACTCCAACTTTCTATTAAAACAAAAACATCGAATGATATTACCCAAACTCAGTATACAGTAGGAATAGCTAATTCTCTTACAAATGGGATGGGCGCTTTCATACCCAAAGTAGCGGCTTTATATGCTGCTGCTGAGACGTCAGAAGACTTAATAAAATTATCAGAACAAGTAGGAGGACAAATTAAAGAACTTGAAGTAAATTTTAAGGCTGCATTATCTCGTGGAATACAAGGCGCTGGTGAAGTAGCAACTAAGGCTGCTTACGCTCAACTAGAGTTCACTCTAGGTGCTCTAAAAGATATTACTGATCCTAAAGAAGGAATAGTTGGATCAAAATCATCTATAGAATTGCTTGCCAAGTTGTCTGCTATAGGAGAGATAGAGTTAAATGAAGCTGCTCCGTTAATAGTGAGGCTACGTAAGGTGGTGGGCTCATCAGCTTTAGGTGTAATAGCTCAACATCTTACATTAGGAGATATAAATTCTAAGCTTCAAGGAAAGATGTACGAACAGCTTGACACCGCACTTCGTGGACAGGGTGTATCCGGAGCCGATTTAAAAGAAGCTATGACAATCGCTGAATTTCTCTCAATTCATAGTGATCCTGAAAGAGTGAATGACACTGCTACTAATAAAACTGTGCGAACTAATGCTCTAAGTGTATCGATTGGTATGATAAGGGGGGTAAAACTTACCAATAAATCTTCTGAGCAAGACTCCGATACTTTTGTAAGGCAAGCTGCTGTTGGGTTACGTATTGGTACAGACCACGTTATTACTGGTGCTAATAGACAGAAAATTCTTGAAGCGTATACCGACTCATCATTCCTACAAAATATAAAAGCCCTAGATAAAATTAACCCCAAAGCTGCTGGAATACTAAGACGATCTGTCTCAAGATTTAGTGCTGATTCCCTTAAAAAGGGCTTTGCTAATAATGACCTTCTTGTCTATGATCCTTCAAGCCAGACAATTGTTTTCCAGTCTATCGAAGGGCCATCAGGTATTAATATATCTATGGAAGCTGTCGGTATAGATACGTCTGGTGATCCCGGTAAAATAGAATCAGACAAAACAGCGGCAACACGAGTACACATGAATAGAGCACTAGATGCAATAAACGATAATGCCGATGCTGATCCTATACTCTCCAGTATGTCTTCAACACAACGTATAGAATCGGTAGTTCGTGCAGTTAGTGCTCTTTTAAGTCGTGATATCCGTGCTAAGGGAACATCTTTTACTAGTGATATCGGGAAGAAAGGTGATACGCAAGCAATTAATAGGATTGTTTCTCCAACAAATAGAGATCTTGAAAAAGATAAGATCTCAACTCTATTCAAAAAGCTTCAACCAGTAGTACAAAAGATGACTGCTACTAAGAAAGAAGATATTAGAAAACGCTATGTACAAAAACCAGATGGCTCTTTTGAATTAGTTCAGGGACAGCCAGACGAGGGTCAAGGTAACTAGAATGGCCGAACAAACCTTAAAAAACATGACCACCATATCATTTTTTGATGGGACAACAGTAGACGCAGAGTTCAATGAAGGGGTCAATCCTATTGAGACTTTAAATGGAATGGACTTTGCCTCTTTTACTGGAAAAACTGATCCTCCAGACGTACCCTTTATATCTGAACATAAGGCTTTTGATAAGGACCATAAGAGTATGGAGACTATCTTGCCTAATATAGGTGATACCCCTCGTAATTTTATGATTCAGCACGAAGGGAATAAAACAACTGTTCACGATGTTGAGGGCATTCCTCATATCGGAATCGGGCGTAAACTTACAGAAGAAGAATTAGAAAGTGGAATTATTCTAATCGGAGGTAAAGAAGTAGAATTTAAAACGAAGGGTATTACTAATATTCAAATGAATACTCTTTTTGAAGAAGACTTTTCTCCTCGTTGGGAAGTGGCGGGGGAGTTAATAAAGAAAGCCAAGCTTGATCATGTCCCTAATCTTCAGACAGCATTAGCTTCTTTTCTTTATAATACCTCAAGTAAGGAAAATCCAGAGGCGGGGTTTAAAAAGATTGCCCCCCTTGCCTACAATGCTCTTATGCGGGGGGATTTAGAAGCATTTAAGGCTGAGTTATTTGACCCTGAACGGGGAGTAGTTAAGGGTGGGGGAAAAATATTAAGGGGTCTTGTTAATCGAAGACAAGCGGAGTTAGCTCTATTAGATCCTAATCGAGGAATTGAAAGGGCTGTTATGGGGCCAGTAGGAGCCTTCGGTGGACCTGTAGATGCAGCTGATTTTCGACGTGAGCCTAGCAACGTAGTAGATGAAGGTGACGTCACCATCCAAGGCAGTAAAGATATAGGCGCGACACATACTGTAGTCAGTGGTGATACCCTCGGTAAGATAGCGCGGGACAACAACACTACTGTAGATGCTATCATGGAGGTTAACCGGGGTACAGCCACTGAAATCAAGGATGCTAACAATATTAGTATCGGAGATCAGATCAACCTAGGTGGTAGTGATACAGTAGCAGCGCCCAGTGTGACAGCACTAGCTACACCACCTCGTAAACCGAAAGGGCTAGAAGATGTGACTCCTCCTAGTGTCTCAGCTAAGCAGCCTGTACCCGTTGCTGTCCTACCTAAGGGTAAACAAGTAGAGATGGCAGACGCTATGATAGAGGAGACTCTATTAGGTAACCCTTCTGAAGTAGAAGAGCAGCTGTCATTCTTTGTGGGGGATCACGCCTCTGTAGCTATCCAACATATGATGATAGGTATGAAGGAGAAGCTAGGGCTTACTGTCACTGATGAAGATAAGGCACCTATAACTGAGAAGAGTGTGTCTCCTCAAGTTTTAGACGTTATTAAGATAGCTACCTACAGGGCTTGGAAAGAGAAGAGAACTACTGACTACAAGAAAGATTATGGTGATGCAGCTAAGTTAGTCTATGGTAACCTACGTGGTACTACAAGTGATGTATTAAAGAACGCTGCTTCTTCTTTCTTTGACCCTGTAGCCGCTGCTGGTCTAACTATAGGTGAGTCCTCAGGCCTAAAGGTAGACAAGAGAGGACACCTAGTCTTAGAGAACGATGAGTACAACTTCCCTGAGATAGGGGGTAAGAAGAGTGACGCATGGTTGATACTTCAACGCCTGTTCTCTGATAAGTCTAGCTTCTTCGGTGTACGTGACAAGAAGAATAGGATTAAGATTAATTTTGACTTCGGTCCCGTAAAAGACGTCGAAGCATTCGTACGTGACCTAGAAGGTAAGCCACAAGAAGAAGTAAAGATAGCGTTAGCAGAGGCCAGATCACCACTAGTGTTATAAGAACAAACTCATGATAGGTTATTCTTAAAGCTTCTGCACCTATCAGAAACATGGCATCAAAATGCCAGTACAATTCCATATACCACATTTTAGAGGAGTCATACACTATGATCGTTCCAATTCCTATTATCCTGTTTGATATGAGCGGTGTACCTTAAATGTGGAACGCAGTAGCAGCCGTATTAGGTATAGTAGATAACATAACGGATTCTCTATTTGAGACAGAAGCAGAGAAAGCGGGAGCAAGGTCTAAAGTTCTGTCTGCTCTACAGTCCGTAGATATTGCACAACTACAATTAAACACTGTTGAAGCACAAAGTCGTAGTTTATTTGTTGCTGGTTGGAGACCTGCTATTGGTTGGGCTTGTGCTTTTGCATTGGTGTATCAATTTATTGCTCATCCGTTATTAACTTGGGGTTTTATATGGTGGAAGATTCCTGTTCCCCCACTGCCTAGCTTAGATGCCTTTCTCTGGGAAATTATGTTTGGTATGTTAGGGATAGCGGGACTCAGATCTTTTGATAAGGTTAAAGGACTAACTAAATAGTCCGAGCTTATAAAAAGAAGATAGAATAACTATCCAAGACAATTAAACTATGAGGCCCCCTTTATGGGGGTTCTTTTTATGGGTACCATACCCCATTTTAGCTGATTTAGGCCGCTGTGAGTAAGGGATTCAGAGTTAAAATGTACCCTTTAAGATATCTCTGGTCCTTAGAGGGTACACTTTTGTTTAATCCATTGGTTCACAGCACGTCGGAACCGCTTGTTTGCCTTACGCCATCCCTCAATCCTTAGATCTTTTATAAGTTGGTCTTGTCTAGTTCGAAGAAAATCTTTTGAACCTGATGTATGACTCCCCCCATCTACCATCTTATTTACCGCCCACATCGTGAGTTCATTCAACCGAAATCTTTTACTACTAGACTGGGTCCGGTAATAGTCTTCATACATTCTTTTTAAGCCTCTCAAGATAACAAGCAGCATCGAGTAGCTCTTCGATAGTGTCATCAATCCAATCTACGGTGGGCTTATCACACTCAGCCATAGTCTGGCCGAACTTAGCCATCCCTTCCTTACTTCGATCTGTCATTCTGGTAATAACTTGGTTGACTATTGGATCGTGAGTAGGACTCAGACCAAAAACATACTCATCTCCGTTTTCAAAACGATACTCTGATAAGGATGAGCCGTATGTGTTAGTAAACTCTCCATAGTCAGGCTGTTCTTCTACCAACCCCGGTACTAGGCTCTCGTCTCCGTTGTCTTGATCGTCCTCAGCACTCCACATCTCTTCAAAAGATTTATATTTTCCCATCTTACACATCTCCTATATCTACGATCTCACAAACGGTCCCGGTACAGGCTAGCGTCTGAGATCCTGCTGTATTATCTTCCTTCTCGTACTCCTTTAGTTCAGTCCAGTCTATTCGTTTAGGACTTGACTGTACCAGAGCATTATACTCCCCTCTCGTAACTTCTTGATAAGGGGCTTGGGTGTAGACATGATCTGAATACGGGAGGAATGCGAGTCCGCTGCAATCATCAAAGTTGTCCCACACCCATGCTCCAACATCCATCCACTCATCATCTCTGACACTGATTGTAACACTTGGCTTATGTTCACACCAGCTATCAGCGTACTGCTTCCATAGTTGAAGGTGTTGTATGGCAGATAAGTCGCCCCTAGTGGTGGCTCCGACGGGGGCGGCAATGGGGAAAGAGAAGACTCCAGTGTTTCCTGTAGTGTCTGATACTGCGTCTTCGAAGGGGACTCCTGCTTCTCGGAGGAACTGGGTGAGTGGGTCTTTCTTATCGGCTCGGACAGTCCTAATGTAGAAGTTACTGTGACGGGGATGAATCCCTGATGCGGAGTCAACCAGCTGGCTAACCGTACCAGAAGGCTTGACACAAGTGATCGCAGCAGAGGCCGGGATGCCCCACTTCTTTGCATACTGTTTGTTTGTTGCATCAGCAACTCCTCTAAGCTCACGTAACCATCGTCCTGCTTTGTCACTCACTCCTCCTATTACTGGGTGGTCTAGGATTCCGGTAAATGATACTCCTAGTAAACGCTCCTCCTCGGTATTATCCTTCCACACCTTGCGGATATATTTAAAGTCAGTGAGAGTGGACTGGTAGGTACCTAGTATAGTAGCCAGCCGTACCTTATTCTTCAACTCAGCTAACGTATCACTACTACGTATTACAACCTCCGTAAGATTACACACTTGGTTGGGCCTCAGTATGATCTCACTACAAGGATTAGTCCCCCACTCGTAGTTGGGATCACGTTTACCATACTTGGCTACCTGAGTAGTAGCCGCCTCCCTATTGAACATACCACGCTCACCTGACCTACTCTTCATAAGAGAGAGCCACTCTTCCATAAACGATGCCATGTCGGGCTTACTCGTGTACACTACACTGTTGTTAGCATAGCTGCGTTGAGACTGTTGATCGAACCAGTCACCCGACTTAGCTAACCTCATCTGATTATCACCTAAGTTGGACAGCGATATCATTGCTGACCTACGAACACCACCTACTACTACAGCCTGAGCTATCATACACATAATGTCATGACATTCTAGGCTAGTAAGTTGTCTTCCCATAGCATTAAGACACGTCTTACTTATAAACCTAAGTAGCGCATCTAAGGGATCAGGACCACTAGCCCTCCCACCAAAGGTTTTTAATCTGGCTCCAGCAGGACGTACCTTACTAAGATCCCATCGTGGAACTACCCCTTTAACAAAGATGTGATGGAAGAGTTCCTTAACTGCAACGGCCCAGCCCATCTTAGAATCAGCTACTATGATAGTACTTGGCTTCTTTTCTATAGTGATAGCATTAGGGACAGCGGGGAGTTTTTCTATATATTGTCTTTCAACGGAATACCCAATACCTGAACCACACATCAGGATATAGAGTGCTTCATCGAAGGCACGTAGGTTATCGATTACCGTGTAGCTACAGTTGAAGCCAGCCATGTGTTCACGCTCTAGTGCAGGGCCGCTAGTCATTAGGCAACGCATAGAGGGCATGATATCTTGATCACGTATAGCATTATATAGCTCATCAAAAACAGGTGGCATGATTGTTAAATTGTCGTTCATGAACTGCATATAACGCATTACAGTTTCATCCCATGTTTCACGTCTGTCCCCTAGCCACCTAGCATACCTGCTCTGGTGTATGAAAGTCTGATAATTATCCATCTATGATATCCTCGTAGTCTAGCTCTGTCAGGACATCACCAACCTTAGATATGTGCAGCTTTTGATCAAACATTTGATCGAAGATGTCTTCTGGCGTCAATTCCATTATGTCACATAGTTCCTCGACGTTGTAGTGAGTACACACCCTACGCCGCAACTGTTCGTAGCTGATTATTAGGTTGCTCTTCATTGGTAGGCTCTCCTGATGGCATCCAAGCTTACCCACTGGTGGTCATACTTACCGCCCTCTACGTTACGACAGATTACAACACCACGCCAGTAGTTCTCGTTAGCAGGACCAGCGAAAGTATGGTATTGATCAAAGTAGCAACCAACAACCAGACTATGTATACCTCTCTCTTCGTAAAAATCACGGAAGTGTGTGTGTCCAACGGTGTAGGACTTGTGTTCTTGCTTAATAATTGCACGGGCAAGGTTAACGGACGCGAGTGGCTTAGCCATGATTGGTGTAGGGCAGACATGACAGTAGGTGATACCATCAATGGGTTCTCCTGAGTGAAGATACTGGTTGACGTTGTCGTTGAAATCCGCTTCTCTAAGATCTCCGATACCGAAAGTCCCAGACATGACGCCAGCGTAGGACTCTGCTGTTCTGATTCTGTCTTCATGATTACCTCTTCTCTTCTCCCTACGTGGTAGCCGCTTCTTATTATGCTTGTACTGGTGCCATAGCTTCTCCATTGCATCAGTATAGGCATCAATATCCGCAGTATAACGTCGAGCGTCATATCCCTGCTTACCCTTGTCGTAGGTACAGAGGGAATTCATATCAGCTGAGTCCCCTATATCTATGACTACGTCAGGTTTGATAGTATAGAGGAATTTACCTAGCCATTCAAACCTGTCGTTGTTGTGTTCAGGAGTAGCATGGCTATCTGGTATGATGATGTGTGTTGTCATCTAGGTTTTCTCCTACTTCACTTAATAACTGCATATCCATAATTAAATGGAGTCTGCTATCTGTAGAGTTATTCTGTACACTGTGTTTTTCTTCATTTGCGAGTTCATATAGG